TAACCAAGAAATCCACCTATGGTAAATAAACCTATAATTCTAGCTGTCCAATCTTTGCTAAACATACCTCTAGCATGTTGTTTGTCTTGTGTTTCTAACTTAAAAACATCTACATCAAGCTCTTTCATTTGCACTTCAAACTCTTGTTCAGCTTTTTTAAGTTCCAACATTTGCTCTGGCGTAGCACTTTGCATGGCTTGTTGTATAGATTTTTGATCGTTAGATACACCTAATACTTCAGCTATTTTGCCCATAGCCATATTGCCTAGTGGACCACCCATAGCCGATCCTAATGTTGGTGCTACAGCTCCAACTATATTTTTTAGTAATCCTTTCATATTAATATGCTCGTTAATACAGCTATACCAATAGCACCAAGAAAACCAAACACACCAAATGTGGCAGCTTTCATAGTTGAATTGATATAAGTGATTTCTTGTTTTATGTCAGAAAACTCGTTAAACGCAGTTTTCCAACGCTCATGCGATATAGTTTCTAACTTTGTTAGTCTTTCTGCTACATCATTTACTGTCATTTTTTTATTAACCATTTTGTAATGTATATATTTTAATCGGCTTTTCTTTGCCTTTTACAAAAATACTATCAAGCTCCTTTAACATAATTTGATCGCTAAAGCTACTTGCACTGATAGTATCATAACCTATTACAATATCTTCTCCAACTTCCTTAGTTGAGCTTTCAAGCCTTGCTGCAAGATTAACAGCATCGCCGATAGCAGAATAATCAAACCTAGTATCGCTACCCATGTTACCCACAACAGCATGACCAGTATTAACACCTAGTCCTATTTCAATACCAAGATCAGCTTTTTTAATATTGTCTTGTATTTCTTCAGCACATAATACTGCTACAGTTTCGTGATTTGGTAAATCTATCGGTGCATTAAATATGGCCATCATAGCATCGCCAATATACTTATCTACCATGCCACCGTATTTTTTAACTGCATCAGCTTGTATGGTTAAAGCTTTGTTCATAATTTTAGTTACTTCTTCTGGTTCTAGTTTTTCTGACATAGCAGTAAAACCTCTAACATCTGTAAATAAAAAAGTGCAATATCTTTTTTCACCACCTAACACTAGAGAACTAGGATCGTCTTGTAATTTCTTTACTTGGCGTGGATCAAGGTAATGTTCAAACTGTTTCTTAATCTGCTGTCTTAGTTTGTATTGTTGTCTGAATCTTAAGTAAAAAGCTATTGATCCTGTTATAAATTCAGATACTAAAGTCCAAGATACATCTACTAACAAACCTTGTTTAATCATGTAGACACCACCCAAACCTGTAACTAACATAAATACAGTAGCGATAGATACTCCCCATGTAATGCCAAAGTAATGCAATACAAACCAAACCAAACTAACAAATATTATTAAAATTAAAAGCTCTGCTGCTAATGACCAGTCAGGTATGTATGGTGAATCCTCTATTAGTATAGATTCAGCAAGTGCAGTTTGTATTTTATGTGGCTCTAAAAGTCCAACAGGCGTGGCTACTTGTGGCATAACACCATTAGCAGTAACGCCTACAAACACAAACTTACCATTTACATTCATTTCTTGTAAGTCTGTTTGTGGTGTATTAACCCAACTAACCCACTTACGACCAAGACTATCTGTTTTAATCGGTGGTATTCCTCTGATTGATATTTCTGATATACCATTATCATTAGTTTTTATAATATAAGTTTTTACATTAAACAAAGATTTATATATTTGTGTGCCAAAACTAGGTATCCATTCATTATTTGGTGTTTTAACTAAAAGAGGTATTTTACGGACTAATAAATCTATATCAGTAGGAGCAATAGCCAAACCTTGTAGAACATGATTGGATAGTAGAGGTAGGTTTGACTTTACTCCTGTAGAGAGTATACCACCATTATCATCACCAAGCACAACAGTTCCAGGTGATTTAGGATAATTTCCTTTACCATCTTCAAACATAGCTATGACAGAAGGAGCGTATCCTAATGATCTAGCAAAGTCTTCATCACCACCCATTCTATCTGCTTGTGGAAAACTTATAACCCAACCTACACCTAAGGCACCTTTACCTATTATGTCTAATTGTATTTCAGCAAGTCTTTGTCTGGGTAAAGGCCAACCTCCCTCACGCTCTACATCTTCTTCGGTTATGTTAAGTATGACAAAGTTACCTGATGGCTCTGGTGTTTCTATAAATTTATCAAAAGTTTTTAGTTTTAATATTTCTGTAGGAGTGCTTTGAAACAATAATGGCAAAGCTAGTATTATAAGTATTGGTAATAATAGTCGTCTCATTTAATCACTTTGAGTGATAGTAATAACACTGTCGCTCCCTCCGTTGATTTTTATTATATTAGATACACCATCTTGAATCAAAATAACTGTATAAGCATTACTACCATTTAGATCAACTCTAACACTTTCATTTACCTCTCTTCGCAAACTTACTACATTTCCTGTAATTAAAGCTGTTATTTGTGTGTCTGGATCTTTGCCTAACAGAGTGCCTGCTATCTGTGTGCTTGTAGCTTGTGCTAACACATCTTCATCTTCGTCTATCGCTAAAGCATCTAATACATTAAGCAAGTCTTCAAGATAATTTACATCAAGATAATTTATATCTAATTCTGTAAACTCAAGACTATCTTCTTTTAAATAATCCTCTG